AAGTTGCGGGTCCTTCTGCTGTGGTTTAGCGACGGTCCACTAACAGCCCGAAAAACCTCTAGCGTCAGAGCTCAACGGTACCAAACGAGTCTTGCCGTGAGATCTACGGGCATAGTCTCCCCAGCGATTAACTGGTTAACTAGTCTTAGTTAACTCAACGATAAAGCCAAAAAACTTAGTGCTAGTTACGTTTTCCGAGTTCGCTGCACTGAAGGGATGCTCTAAGGCTGCGGTTACTGGCGCCGTGCGTTCACGCATTGCTGCAGCGGTGGTGGAGAAGGACGGCAAGCGTTGGCTGGACCGTGACCGTGCGCTGGAGCTGTGGAACCGGAACACAAAGGCGACGCACAACGCGAAGGTCAGTCAGGCGGATCCGGTAGAGCCGCGCACACCGAACGAGCTGCGGAAGCGGATCGAGGCGCTGCCGGATGATGCGATCCCGGATCTCAATGAAAGCCGGGCACGGCGGGAGCATTACCAGGCGGAGCTGGCGAAGCTGCAGGTGGCGCAGCAGCGGCGTGAGCTGGTGGCGGCTGAGGAGGTGAAGAAGGATGCGTTCCAGGTGGGGCGGAGCATCCGTGAGGCGCTGGCAAACCTGGCGGATCGGCTGAGCCACCAGCTAGCGGGTGAGATTGACCCTGCGGTGATCCATCAGCTGCTGAGTGATGAGCACCGGGACGCGCTGCTGGCGTTGGCAGAGGTGCAGTCGTGAGCGTGTGGTGCGCTGCGTTCATGGATGGCCTGCGGCCTGAGCGTGCGCTGACGGTGAGCGAGTGGGCTGATACGCACCGGCGGCTGAGCAGCAAGGCGAGTGCGGAGCCTGGGCCGTGGCGGACAGGGCGGACGCCTTACCTGCGGGAGCCGATGGATTGTCTAAGCAGCAACAGCCCGGTGCAGCGTGTGGTGATGATGTTTGCGGCGCAGACGGGCAAGACGGAGAGCGGCAGCAACTGGCTTGGCTATGTGATCGACCACGCGCCGGGGCCGATGCTGCTGGTGCAGCCGACTGTGGAGATGGCAAAACGCCTGAGCAAACAGCGGCTGGAGGGCCTGGTGACTGAGACGCCGGTACTGGCGGCAAAAATCGCGCCGGCCAGGGCCAGGGACTCAGGCAACACGATGTTCAGCAAGGAGTTCCCCGGCGGGATGATGCTGCTGACGGGGGCGAACAGTGCCACCGGCCTGCGCTCCACCCCGTGCCGGTACATCTTCTGCGATGAGGTGGATGCGTTCCCCTTAGACGTGGACGGTGAAGGCGACCCGGTGAGCTTGGCAGAGAAGCGGGCAACGACGTTTGCGCGGCGAAAGATCCTGCTGACAAGCACGCCAACGGTGAAGGACTTCAGCCGGATTGAGGCGGAGTATGAGCGCAGCGACCAGCGGCGGTTCTATGTGCCGTGCCCGAGCTGCGGTGAGATGCAGTGGCTGAAATGGCCGCAGCTGAAGTGGGAGAAGAACGATCCGGCGACAGCGGTGTATGAGTGCGAGCACTGCCGAGAGCGGTTCGCTGAGATCCACAAGCCGGCGATGCTACGGCGTGGCGAGTGGCGGGCAACGGCACCGAGTGACGGCAAGACGGCTGGGTTCCAGTTGTCGGGGCTCTACAGCCCGCTGGGCTGGTTGAGCTGGGCGGACATGGTGGACGACTTCCTGCGGGCAAAGGCCGATGCGCCGATGCTGAAGTCGTTCGTGAACACGCGGCTGGCGGAGACATGGGAGGAGGACTTTGCCAGCAAGGTGAGTGCTGATGCGCTGCTGCAGCGGTGTGAGCCGTATGCGCCGGGCAAGTTGCCAGAGGGCGCGCTGATGGTGACGATTGGCGTGGACGTGCAAGGCGGCGGCGGAACACTGGGCGAGCGCATTGCGGTGAGCGTGTGGGCGTGGGGCCGTGACGAGGAGGGCTGGCTGATTGACCACCAGGAGATTGCGGGCGACCCGTGCCAAGCGGCGGTGTGGAAACAGCTGGACGTGCTGGTGCTGCACGAATGGGAGCACGCCAGTGGGGGCAAGCTGCGAGCGGACGTGACCTGCGTGGACTCCGGCGGCATGGCAACGGCGGAGGTGTACCAGTACGCACGAGAGCGCGTTGGTGTGGGTGTGATTGCGATTAAGGGCCAGAGCCAGCGGGGCAAGCCGCCGATCGGCAAGCCGAGCAAGGTGGACATCAACGCCAAGGGTCAGGTGATGAAGCGGGGCGCGCAGGTGTACCCAGTGGGTGGCGACACGGTGAAGACCACGCTGTTCGGACGGTTGAAGCACAACGAACGTGGCGCTGGCTATTTGCACTTCCACGCGCAAACGGGGGCGGAGTACTTCGAGCAGCTGACGGCTGAGAAACAGGCGCTGCGGTATGTAAAGGGTTTTCCGGTGCGTGAGTGGGTAAAGAAACCCAGCGCACGGAATGAGGCGTTGGATTGCCTGGTGTACGCATACGCTGCGGTACATCGGATGTACCAGCGGTACGACCGGAGAACGATCTGGGACCAGCTAGAGAAGCGCCTGCAGAACCCGGATGCGAAGCCTGCAAAGCCGCGCTTAAGATCGGGAGGAGCCGCGGCGTCGGCGTTCGTCAACAGCTGGTGAGGCCGTGAACATTCCTGCCCAGATCAGAGCCGGTGACACGGTGAAGTGGCGCGATGTTGCGAGCAGCGATGTGTTTGGCAACGCGATCACCAGCACGGGCGGCTGGACGCTGACCTACTACCTGCGGTTTGACAAGAACAACGAAGGCTCGACGGTGGTGGGCACGGCCTACGGCACCGGCTGGGAGTTCAGCATCTCGCAGGCCACTAGCGCGGGCTTTGATGCTGGCACCTGGTACTGGCAGGCAGAGGCCACCAAGAGCGGCGAGCATGTGACGCTGGGCGCTGGTCAGCTGACGGTGTTGCCCGGCATGAGCTATGCCGGCAGCCCTGCAGCGTTTGATGGGCGCACACAGGCGCAGAAGGATCTTGACGCGGTGCAGGCAGCAGTGCGCTCGATGATCTCTGGCGGTGCGGTGGCGGAGTACAGCATCGGCAGCCGGCGTCTTAAGAAAATGGAGCTAGCTGATCTATTGACGCTGGAAAGTAGCCTGAAGGCTGAGGTGAAGCGTGAGCAGAAGGCGGCCATGATCGCCAACGGCCTGGGCAATCCTCACAACCTGTTCGTGAGGTTCTGATGGGCGTTCGCAGCGCGATCCGGGAACTGTTCCGCCGCGGCCCTGAGCCGGTGCAGCTTGTGCCACGGCGGCGGATGTATGAGGGCGCAAAGGTTAGCCGTCTGACAAGCGACTGGGTGACGGCTGGCACCAGCGCCGACGCGGAGATCAAGGGCAGCCTGCCGCGGTTGCGGAATCGTTCGCGCCAGCTGGTGCGGGACAACGACTATGCGCGCCAGGCGATCCGTGCGGTGAAGAACAACGTGATTGGCACCGGCATCAGGATGCAGGCGCAGGTCAAGATGCAGCGCGGCGGTGGCCGGTTGGATCAGACGGTCAACGACGCGATTGAAAACGCCTGGACAGTGTGGGGCCGCAAAGGCAGCTGCAACACGGCGGGCCGGCTGTGCTTTACCGACATGGAGCGCCTACTGGTGGGCGCGATGGCGGAGTCTGGTGAGGTGTTTGTGCGGATGGTCCGCCAGCAGTTTGGCAACAGCAAAGTGCCGTTTGCGCTGGAGGTGATTGAGAGTGATCTGCTGGACGACACCTACACCGGCGGCAGCACGGTCGATGGCAATGAGTGGCGGATGGGCGTGGAGCTGGACCGCTGGGGCCGACCTGTGCGGTATGCGTTCCTGACAAAGCACCCAGGTGATGCGTCATTCGGGCCGAGCACAACCGCACGCCACCGGCTGATCCCTGCGGGCGAGATTCTGCACCTCTACCTGCAGGACCGCCCTGGGCAGACCAGGGGCGTGCCGTGGCTGGCAAGTGCAATCCAACGACTGCACCAGGTGGCGGGCTATGAGCAGGCCGAGCTGGTGCGTGCGAGGGCCAGCAGCGCGCTGATGGGGTTCATCACCAGCCCTGAAGGCGAGCTGATTGGCGACGAGATGTACGGCGACGAACGGGTGTCGAACTTTGAACCTGGCGTGTTCAAGTACCTGGCACCGGGCGAGAGCGTGACGGTGCCGCAGCTCGATGCGCCTGACGGGCAGCTGGAGCCGTTTCTGCGGGCGATGCTGCGAGCAATGGCAGCGGGCCTGGGCTGCAGCTACGAGACGATCAGCCGCGACTTCAGCCAGACCAACTACAGCAGCAGCCGATTGAGCTTGCTGGAAGACCGCGAAAACTGGAAAGCACTCCAGTATTTCATGGTGGAGAATTTCCACCGGCCAGTGTTTGAGGCATGGCTTGAGATGGCCGTGCTTAGCGGTGCGCTGAACCTGCCGGCCTACGAGACTGACCCTGAGCGTTACCGGGCGGTGCGGTGGATGCCGCGGGGCTGGGCCTGGGTAGACCCGGCCAAGGAAGTTGAGGCGTACAAGATGGCGGTGCGTTGCGGGTTCAAAACGCAGGCGGATGTGGTGGCCGAGCAAGGCGGCGACCTAGAGGAGCTGCTGCTGGCGCGCAAGGCTGAGGTAGATCGCGCCGAGGAGCTGGACCTGTACTTCGACAGCGACCCGGAGAACGAGCACGAAGCAATGGAGGATCCAGCAGCTGAACCTGCAGAAACTGCCGCGCAAGCTGCTGATTCCGAGACACCCGATAATGGAGAAGATCAAACCGAGGACACCGATGGACCTATCGCGTGATCTTGAAGGGCAGCTGCTGAAGCGCGCCGAGGTAGCTGACTTCACGGTCAGCGAAGACGAGCGCAGCATCGAGTTTCCCTTCTCAAGTGAGTACCCCGTCGCCCGGTATTTCGGGAACGAAGTGCTGCAGCACGATGCGCGCAGCGTGGATCTTGCACGCCTGAACGACTCTGCGCCGCTGCTGTTCAACCACGATCCGAACAAAGTGATCGGCGTAGTAGAGCGCGCCTGGATCGATGGGCAGAAAAAGCGTGGCTATGCCACGGTGAAGTTCAGCCGCAATGCGTTCGCGCAGGAAGTGCTGGCTGATGTAAAGGATGGCGTTCTTCGGAACGTATCCTTTGGCTACGCGATTAACGAAATGGAGCAAAGAGGTAGCGGCGACTTTGTTGCTACCAGCTGGGCTCCCTACGAGATCAGCGTGGTTAGCATACCTGCAGACCCCACTGTGGGTGTGGGTCGGTCTCTTGAGGCCGATCCTGCGGCCCCAGCCGCATCACCAACCCCCAAAACAGAACCCGAGGTTCCGATGGAAAACACCCCCGACATTTCGGCGGTGCGGGCTGAAGCGGCTGCTGAGGCTGCCAAAGCTGAGCGCGCCCGCATTGCCGGCATCACCGCCCTGACCGAAAAGCACAACATGGCTGACCTTGGTCGCCAGCTGATTGAAGGTGGCCGCAGCCTAGACGAGGCCCGCGCCGCAGTGCTGGAGAAGATCGGCGCTAAGCCGGTTGAGACCGTGGCTCCTGTGGACATGGCCCCCGAGGAGCGCGCCTCCTACAGCCTGACTGCCGGCATCCGCGCCATGCTCACCGGCGACTGGTCTTCCCGTGAGGCCGGCCTGGTGCGTGAGCTGAGCAAGGAAGTCGAGAAGTCTGGCCTTGCCAAGACCACCGAGCGCAGCTTCTTTGTTCCCTTCTCTGCTCTGGGCGGCCAGCGTGCCACCTATGTGACCTCAAGCCCTACTACCGGCGGCAACCTGGTTGCCACCGACCTGCTGGCTGATGAGTTCATCGAGTTTCTGCGGAACAACGCAGTAATGCTCCAGCTTGGTGTTCGCACCATGCCTGGCCTAGTGGGCAACGTGGCGATCCCCCGCCGCTCCGGTGTGGCTTCGACCTACTACCTAAGCACCCAGACCACCGCGATCACCCAGTCGGAGAGCCTCTTCGACCAGGTGACGATGTCGGCCAAAAACTTGGCGGCACTGTCAAAATACTCCCGCCAGACCCTGCTGCAGGGCACCCCTGGCATTGAGGAGCTGGTGCGTCGTGACCTGACCGATGGCATCAACCTCGCCATCGACTTGGGCATCCTGAACGGCTCCGGCTCCAGCGGCCAGCCCACCGGCATCATGCAGACCGCCGGCATTGGCTCGGTGGCTATTGGCACCAACGGTGGCGCTGTCACCCTGGAGAAGGTGGTGGATCTGGAAGCTGCCGTGATGCAGGTCAACGGTGCCGTCAACCCCGGCAACGTGGCCTACCTCACCAACTACAAGGTGCTGGCTGCGCTGAAGAAGCTGCGTGCTGGTGGCTCGACCAGCGGCGACGGCCCCTTCCTGTTCAACACTGACCTGGCCGGCATCGGTCGCGGTCCTACCCCCGGCAACCTGAACGGCTACCCTCTTGCCGCCACCAACCAGGTGCCCAGCAACCTCACCAAAGGTTCTTCCTCCGGTGTGTGCTCGGCTCTGGTGATGGGCGACTTTAGCCAGGCCATGGTGGGCTTCTGGGGCAACGGCCTGGAGATCACTGTGGGTGAGGACCAGGACGACTTCAGCAAGGCTCTGACCAGCGTTCGCGGCATCGTCTCCTACGACGTGGCCGTGCGCGATCCGAAGAGCTTCGCTGCCATCCTCGACATCACCACCTGATAGGAGCGGGGCGGGCAACCGCCCCCCTTTTTTTCTGATGAAGGTTTTGATCACAACCGACTGCGCTGCTCAAGGCGAGTTCCTTCAGGCTGGCAAGGTCTACGAGCTGGACTCTGGCATTGCCGGCGAGCTGCTGAATCTTGGCCGTGCTGTTGATGCCCCGGCTGAAGAAACTAAACCCAAGGCCACCCGGAAGGTCAAGGCCAATGGCGCTGAATGAAGACCTGAGTGTCTTTCTGCATGACTTTGGCGTGAGCTGCACAGCTGGCGTTGTGACGGCGCTAGGCATCCTGGACATGCCGACGCAGTTCGTCAGCGGCGACATGGTGCTCAGTACCGACTACACGCTTACTGCACGGTTTGCGGACTTTGGTGGCCTGGTCTACGGCGACCCGATCACCGTCAACGGGTTGTACTACCAGGTGCGAGAGGTGCGCCGCGTGGATGATGGCGCAATGTGCGAAATCGCGCTGACGAAGCTGTCGCCGGGCCAGGCTGCATCTGGCGGTCAACCGCGTGAATGGAAGCTGGACGACCTGGCGGATGTGAACATCACCAACGCGCAGCAGGGCGACATGCTGATTAACGATGGCACCAACTGGGTGGACACCAATACTATTGATGGAGGAGGCGCAACCTGATGGCCACCAGCCGGCAACGGATCCAGCTGCGACGGGATACGGCGGCCAATTGGACAGCCGTCAATCCTGTGCTGGCTTCCGGTGAAGCTGGGTATGAGACAGACACCGGCAAGCTCAAAATCGGTAATGGCTCCACTGCCTGGGCCGCTCTGTTGTATATCACCGGCGCGTCTAGCACATTGGCAGGTCTTCTTGACGTAGATGCGGCTGCACGTGTGGATGGCAGTGTTCTTGTCTACGATGGACCTAGTGCCAAGTTCGTGGCCGGCCCATTGAACACCAAGCTCACACTCGCTGACGGAGGCAATTTCTGATGGCCAACACGCTGCGGATCAAACGCCGAGTCAGTGGTTCAGCTGGTGCGCCCTCCTCGCTGAAGAACGCCGAGCTGGCCTACAACGAGGTTGATGACGTTCTGTACTACGGCAAGGGTGCAGACGTTTATGGCGACGCGACCACGATCCCAGCGATTGGCGGTGCTGGTGCGTTTGTCAACCTGACCGGCCCTCAAACTATCTCGGGTGCTAAGACTTTTACCGGCACGGTAGATCTGAGCGGCGCAACGATTGGCGCTGTCACTACCACCGGCAACATGACGGTGGGCGGCAACCTGACCGTCAACGGAACCACCACCACGGTCAACTCGACCACGGTCACGGTTGATGACAAGAACATCGAGCTGGGCAGTGTTGCCAGCCCGACTGACGCTGGAGCTGACGGCGGCGGCATCACGCTGAAGGGCACCACCGACAAGACCTTCAACTGGATCGACGCCACAGATGCGTGGACCAGCAGCGAGCACCTCAATCTCGCCACCGGCAAGGCGTATTACATCAACGGCACCCAGGTGCTGTCAGGCTCTGCGCTCGGCTCTGGCGTCACCAGCAGCTCTCTGACCTCGCTGGGCACGATCGCCACGGGCGTATGGCAGGGCACCACGATTGGCGCCAACTACGGCGGCACGGGGCAATCGACATACAGTTCGGGCGAGCTGCTGATCGGAAACTCCAGTGGCGGCCTGACCAAAGCCACGTTGACCGCCGGTACCGGGGTGACGATCACCAACGGCAACGGCTCGATCACCATCAACTCGACCGGCTCGACCTACACCGCCGGCAACGGCCTAGATCTGGTCGGCACCGAGTTCTCGGTTGACCTCAAGGCCAACGGCGGCCTGGTGATCGAATCCACCGAGCTGGCCCTTGACCTTGGCGCCTCCTCGATCACCGGCACCCTCGCTGTTGGCGATGGCGGTACTGGCGCCACCACGCTGACCGGCATTCTCAAGGGCAACGGCACCTCGGCGTTCACCGCTGCGGTGGATGGCACCGACTACCTGAGCCCTAACGCCACCATCGACGGCGGCACCTTCTGATTCACCGTCCGGCTTTATAGCCACCCGAGGACAGCCACATGGCAAACACCATCCGACTCAAACGCTCGGCAGTAGCCGGCAAAGTGCCAACTACCAGCGACCTGTCGTTGGGTGAGGTGGGCATGAACACGTTTGACGGTGCGATTTACATGCGCCGCGATTCCGGCACACCGGAGATCATCCGCATCGCGTTTGCCGATCAGGACTACGGACTGATCACTGGCGCGACTGACGGCGCCCTCGATTACGGAGCATTGGTCTGATGGCTACTCGCGTCCAGCTACGCCGTGGCACGACCACGGAGCACAACAGCTTCACCGGGGCTGCGGGTGAGCTAACGGTCGATACGACCAAGAACACAGCGGTGGTGCATAACGGCTCCACAGCCGGCGGCTTCCCTCTGCTGAAAGAGGCGGCCATTGGCGCCAGCGTCCAGGCGTATGACGCGGACACCGCCAAGACGGACGTAACGCAGACCTACACGGCAGCGCAGCGTGGGGCGATCACGGCGTTGACCGATGGGTCGACGGTAACGCCCGATTTTGCGCTGTCGAATAACTGGTCGCTGTCCATCGGCGGGAATCGCACCCTGGCCAATCCCACGAACCTGACGGCTGGGCAGAGCGGGGTGATTTATATCACGCAGACCACCGGCAGCCACACCCTCGCGTATGGCAGCGCCTGGGACTTTGCGGGTGGGACGGTGCCGACATTGAGCACTGCTGCCAGCGCCGTTGATGCGTTGGCCTACGCGGTTCGTACTACCGGCTCGATTGCCGCCACCTTGATCAAGGACGTGAAGTAATGCTGGTTCCAGGCTCCGCCAATCCGCTGCTGCTGGCCACCCAAGACACGGGATACAGGATCCAAAGGTCCCTGCGTTTCAACAGTAGTGACAGTGCCTTTGCTGCCAGAGTTTTCTCTTCGGCAGGCAATCGAAAAACTTTTACTTACTCATGCTGGGTAAAGCGAAATAAGCCCGGCGCATTTGGGCGTCTATTTAGTGCTGGCACTGGCACTACAGATGCAACTTTTTTTCAACTTACTTTTAGAAGCTCGGACATTCTTGCAGTAGAAGGCGTAAGCACATCATGGCGCTTGACCACGCAGGTATTTAGAGACCCTAGTGCTTGGATGCACATCGTATTAGCGATTGATACTTCGCTTGCAACCGCCGCAGACAGGATTAAGCTCTACGTCAACGGGTCTCAAG